AGCATCCATATATCACCTTCTTCTCCTACTCCGGCCATGCCAGCAGTCTTGCCGTCAGGCACTGTGAAATACACGTAGGATGGGTTCTGAGTCATTAGAATTGGAAGATCGGTAGGATCTATCCCATGACCCTCTACGACCTCTCTGAGGTCATCTGGACGGAGGTTAGAGGCCACTTCTGTAGCAGCCTCCACTGTGATTGGGTGTATGTAATCAGACACGTTGATAAAATCTAGGTGAATAGTCACCCTCCCAAGATAACGCACGTAGCGTAGCTGGGGCTGGGTGTGTTGATTTGAGTGTTATCTCAACGTTTGTGTTCTTTTCGTAGACTGGGACAGTCTTGATAAACTCTTCGAGATATGGTGCATCAGATGCGTCGTACTCGTCGAGCTCTGTTGACTCATAGACTTCTGTGTAGTCATTTTTGCCAACTCGTTTAAGTGTTGTTTCATAAAGTCCTATCTTACCAAAATGTAATTTGATTCGATGTAATACTAACGAGGAGTTTACATCTGACTCAGGTTTATTACCCGCCATTTTCATAGGGTAAAATGTAGGAAATTGTACTTCGTAGTCATAGATATAACCTATTGTAAGGGTTACACCTGACCAGTTACCCGGTAAGGTAAAGCTTGTACCTGATACCGTGGCTTTAGCGTACCGACCAACTCGTGTTGATGCGGTGTTTGTGTCTATCACGACTAACTCGTAGTTAGGTGTGGTAACTGTATTCAACCAACTGACACCAGAAAAGGTAGTCAGATTCGTAGTTGAGTTAAAGCTGCCGCCGCTAACAGTAGTGTGATTATCCACATGTAATAAGAAGTCGACATTATCTTGTACTATGCTAGGGTCTTCTGTTGTTTGTACTAATCTTATCTTTTGCAAATAGTAGTCACTATCTAAAAAGTAGTACTCGTCATCTATAATAAAATGATATATTATAGGATTATTTAGTTTCCATTTAAACCATGCTGCTTGTTGCCTTTTATCACCAACATTTAAGTATTTATATCCGTATACTATACAGTCGGTTGCACCATTTTTAGCAAATAAAATGATACCGTTTTCTCTAGAGTTTGTTAGTAAATCTATATCTTTAGGTAATGTTGTAGGAACAATTTTACTTACTTCCACGACAACAGGCTCACCTTCTCTAGCTATGTTTGCCATCTCGTTGAAGCGACTAAACTTACCAGAGTTGTCAACATAACCAATAGTTGTACCTAATGAGATAGGTGTAATATCTTTATTGTAATTAAATGTAGATATACTGCGTAACTTAGCAGTATCAGGATTTAAAACTGTATCATCTGATGCAAGTAGGAATTGTTGGTTTGTGCTAAATACTACCAAACCAGTGTTGATAGCTATACCATCAAACAATTCTGATGGAAATGTAGATGCAGCAGATATATCAATAGGATCTGATGAAGATATAGTCAAAGCTGACTCACTAAAAAAGTCAGGCTCACCTAATGTACCCGGTCTAGATGTAATGACATTCTCTCCTGATAAAAATACTAATCTATTACGAAAGAATAATACTTTGTTTATACGCTTGTTTACGAAAGACGGTAGTGGATTAGTAAGCTCATCACCTATCAGTCTATCAGCATATGTAAACTGTTTGATAGTAAACGTAGCTACCTCACTAGATGTACCGGGGTTTGCTAGTGCTGTTCTCTGAATAACCAAAGGCATATTAGTAAGAGTCTTTGGTATACCGGGTTTTGCACACTCAGACCAAGAGCCTGATCCATCCCTATCGTTTTCTCCATCAAATCTAACATAGTAGTCATCTTCATCTGCCATACGAGAGTTAGATACTTTGACTATATAACCATGTTTACATTGGTTTGGCAGTCTAGTTACATCATTTACAGAGCTTTGCATGACTCTCATTAGGTCATCTTCTACTACTTCTACGTTAAATGGATTACTACTAGATAGATACATACCTGTGCCTATGACTGTACCAGTAATACCTGTTGGTAACTCAGCCAATATACCACCAAGAATAGTATCAGCAGTAACAGCTGTGTCAGCATCGAATGGTGTAGGCTCTGGTCTAACAAGTTTGAGATTAGCTTTTACTGATGTGCTTTCGTGATCTTCAACTACTACTGTATAGTTAGCCCCTTCTAGGGTTACTGTTGTTGTATCACCTGTAGTCCAACCTTCACCACCATGTAGCAAGACTATCTCTACATTGTAACTACATCTATAGTTACTACCACCCGGCCCGTTAGAGTTAGCACTGTAGTTAGGACTAACTCCTTGTTGTCCAAGAGCAGTAATTCTAAATATAAGATTGGTTTTACTACCACTGTCTACACTAAATACACCTGTACCAATACTAGGACAGTGACCAGTACCATCACTTTCATCAAGTGTATGGCTCTGAACTTTTATACGTGTGGCTCTAGTAAAGGTAGTTGTGCTGCTACTGTTATATAGGTTGAGCCCATACTGTCTTCCGTTTTCTGTACGTAATAGTTCTAGAAATGCGAAGTGAGCATCTGGTGTAGCATCTGTAGTTCCCGTTGTCCCAACGAGAGTGTTAGCATTAGTAGTATCACGACTATTAACAAAGGTGGTATCGTTAATTGTGAGGAACTGGAGGTTTTCTGGGTCACTTGTTGCTAAATAGTTTTGTATTGCTGTTTGCCCACCTGTACCATATACTATGGTTTGTGCAGCTCCAGCATTGTCACCGTCAGCTTTCCACATTCTAAGCTGCCCATCTGCTGCAACTTGTCCTATGTAAGAGCCTTCGTTATCGTCACGATAGTAATGAAAGTACGCACCACCACTCTGAACATTAGCTAAAGCATCAGTTCCTATTCTTGCTGCACCCGGTCTTTTAAATAGACCTTTGGTTACATCTGGTATTGCGTTAATAGATTCTACTACCTGACCCGGAAATTTTAGGTTGTCAGGCTGTTCTGAAATGCCTGCTGAATATTGTGGAATGGTTTGTGTTACGCCTGCCATTATCGTCTAAGGTTTCTAAATGGTTGATATGTTTGATATGATGTACCCTCTGGGAATTGCATCATGCTGTAGTCAGCTTGGTTGCACTCATACTCCTGTAGTGCTGCTCTGGCTTGCTGCTCTTGTATTCCTAATAATCTTACAAGTCCAGCATTGGCAACTAACTGAGTAGCTGCAACTCGTGATGCCTTATATACAATAAATCGTTTGAAAGGAATAGGTAAGTCTTCAAAATTATATAACCTAACTACATCAAGATCTACGTCACCATCAAACTCATCTGTATGTGTAGATTTGTCATACAAAAATCCATTGCGACGTACGAGGTCACTAGGTCTACGAGCCTGATTGTCGTGTAAATCCATAGAAATTATATCATTACCTATTGCTATTTTCTTAGTAGTAGCATCAGGTGTAAACTTTACATGATACTCTGTGTTGAAATGCCAGCCTTCTGACTGTGTATCTACATTAGCGTCACGTAGTAGATTAAAAATAACTGATATTTCTGGATTATCAAAGTTAAGTGTTGTGATAGGTGCTTGTCCGATAGCTCCCAGTATAGAGTTCACTGCGGATAGTTCGGTATCGGTGTCAATAGTTGTGGTAGCCATAAGAAAAAAGGGAGCCGAAGCCCCCGTATAAAAATAAAAATTAAGCGTTAGCTGGGTATGTAGTACCAAACGCAGCAGGCTTAGTTGTTGTTCCAGCGAACAATTCAACACAAGCAGCTGGGTTCAAGAAGTCTGCTCCCATAGCTAGTCTTCCAAGGATTACGTCACCTTGGTATACAACAGAAACGTCACCTGAAGTTACCTGAACCTGTGGGCCGATAGCCTCAACAACAGCAGCAGCTTCTCTTTGGAAGATAAGTCCGCAACTCTGACCGAAGTCGTTTGAGTTTCCGTAGTTGTTGTTGATACCAGTAACTGAAGATCTTGCATCTTCTGTAGAAACTTCTACGAAGTCTCCTGTGTTACCGGGGTTAGGTACTGCTAAGTCACTGCTTGCAGATGCACCTGATGAAGGAGCATACTTTGTACCATATCTGTTGAAGAATGGAATGTTCATTGACTTGAAGATCTGGATGCCTGCAATTTCAATGATGCCTTGTCCACTCTGTAGAGCTGTACCTTGTACATCTCTGTTTACAAGACCGTTAGAACCAATAG